CCCAGATATTAACACAGCTCCCATGACATTTAACCACCAACTATCAATTGAATGGCAGGTGTGCACCCCTCCACATTTCAATCTTCAGTATACTCAACAAAGCTTGCAATAAAAATAGTTAGGGGTGAGTAAAATTTTTAGAAATTTAATACACAGTAATCTGGTTGAACTGTCATTGTAATTTCTTGAGCAGCATTTTCAGTATCCCAGTTATAATCTCCAAATGAAGCTTCTGTAATCATTGCTCCTTTGATGATCCATTCTGATACAACATCACCTACAGGTCCTAGTACATTGATTGTAAGATCTTTCTTATAGAAATCACTATAACCATCTCTACCAGTTACTGATTCATGGTGTAATCTAACCCATTCCATTACTGATTGTGCACCAGATGGTGTAATTGGATCAAATAGTGTAAACTGAATAGTTCCCCAAGTTGTTTTACCTTTTACAAAACGTTGAACATTAATATGATTTAATGGTACTGTTCCTTGTGATACAGTTACGGCTCCTACACCTTTCATGATGTATGCTGGAAATCCGTCTACAAAAGCTATAAATCTATTCTTTTGTTTTGGCTCGAAAGCTGTGAAAAATATTTCGTTTGGGTTTAATACTGCCATTTTATTTTTTTATTTTATTATAAATATTTGTTTTTTCTATTTTTATGCTGGGAATGTTGCTCCAGTTGGTAATACATTGAAATCAAGTATAATAAATTCAGCTGTTTTTGTTGGTTGTAAGAAAATCTGACCGATTAACTCATTTCTATCAATAACATCCGGTGAATTATTTGTTTCATCCATTACTACTTTAAAAGCATATAATCCTTGTCTTTGTTGTACTGATTCTAAGTAAGGGTTAACTTGCGTTAAAAAGTTATTTCTTGTAGCAATTGTATTTGCTTCAAATACTAAGTTATCAGCAATTTGAGAAATGTAACTTTTAAGTGTAATTAACAATCTACGTACATTTACTCTATCTAAAGCAGTTGCTGCTTTTTGTAATGTTTTCTGTCCGAATACTACAACTCCTTGTTGTGGGAATGTTGCAATTGGGTTAACATTAGCTCCGTATAAAGTATCTCTATTTGCAGAAGTTAATTTTCTTTCAGCTCTTAATACAGAACCTAACCCTCCTCTAGTAATACCTGCTGGTGCGAACCATGGGTCTGAAGAAGCGTCTGTGAAAGCATATACTCCTGGTATCATAGTTGAAGCTGGTACATAAACTGATAATCCAGTATTTGGATCAATGGTTTGTAACCAAGGCCAATATGCTGCAGCATAACTACTATCTACTCCTGATGCTTTTTCAATTACTGTTGAAATTCCTACATCATGACTAACTAAGTCCATTATATAAATTGCATCTCCTCTTGAAATTGCAATATTTTTTACTAGATTAACGGAATCTGCATGGTCTTCTAAAGTTAAACCAGGTGTTGAGATTACATTAAATTGATAATCATCTTGATTTGCTAATAATTGTATAGCATCAGTATAATCATCACTTTCTAATCCTTGTGTTTGAGTACTTATATTTTCATAAAAGTTATTAGCACCACTATCAACATTATTTGAACCAATAGCACCACTAAATGAACCTGATCCTACTACTGGTAAACTTCCTGTAAAATTATCTTTTGCAAATCCAGCATTATCAAAATAATGAGGAGTATTAAAATTTACCTCTTTTACTCTTACATAGCTAGAAATATTAGGATAATTACCTGATTCTTGTAAAAATGTATCTCCATCTCTAGTTACTACATCAGTAGACATATCACCAATTACTCTTGAAATATAATTTGGAGAGAATGGGTCTAATGAAAGATTATTATATGATTCTAGTACTACTTTTTGGTTATTATTGTCATTACCACGTCTAATTAATAATGAAAATGTACCTGAAGATGTGTTTGCACTTGCAATTTCCCATCTGATATTATCAGCTGAACCTGATTCTAAAGAACCACTTGCAAGTTCTGTTGTTCCTGTATTCATTATTTCTCCTTCAGAAATAGTTTCTAATACGAAAGGAGAGTCTCCTGAAGTTGGGCCTCCTGAACCTGTTGCTATTAATGAACTCTCTGCTGAAGAGAATGAACCTGAAGTAACACGTGTTACTAATAAAGAACTACCTCCACTTGAAAAGTAGTTATTAGCTGCTATTGAAGTTAAGTATGAATAGCTGTTAGATCCACTTTCTAATGCTCCACCAAATATTGCTTGGAAAGAAGAAAATGAACTAACATATGTTGGTCTTTCAACAGGACCTTTTACGGTTGGGCCTATTATAGCCGCACCTCTTGTTAAAGGTTGAGCCGTAACAAGGGATTGATCGTTTTCTCTTGCTAATACTCCTGGAGATATTAATGTTTCTGCCATCTTATTTTTGTTATTTTAATAATTATTTTATTATAAATATTAAAGAAGGATTCAAAAAATTATTCTGGGGTAATGAATTCCCCAGTTTCTAAATCAATGTTTCCATCCCCATATTTTTCTTGTAATTCTTTAGCTGTTTTGTTTGTTTTTTCTTGTAAATCTGCTAAACCATCTAAAATTGAAGCTCTTTGCCCTTCTAAGAAAGCTTTTTGAATATCCACTTGACCTAAATCAAAAGTAATTTTGTTTTGTGTTGATTGGTATTCTCTAAGAACTTTTAATTCTTCTTCTGTTAATTTGATTTTCTTACTCATGTTATCGTTGTTTATAAATATTAATTAGGTTTTGAAACATATAACATAAGTAATGTTTTTACAATATCCAAATTATTTTTATCTATTTTTCTGTCTATATTACAAAAAAAAATTAACGTAAATTTAGGTGTATAATTAATTGTTTTATTAAATATGTTGAATGAATTAACCATGAAATTACAATTAAAACCCTACGTTATAATATTGGATTTTTAATGTAAATAATATTCATTTTCTATTTAATTAATCCTCTCCCTCAGATTCATCTGTTTCTTCCTCTTCTACTTCGGGTTCTGGTGTTATAGGATCGTTGATAGTTAAGGTTACAGTAACTGGGGTTATTTTTTTATCAATTTGGGATTGGATACTTGATTCTATACTAGAAACCTGCTCTTCACCCATAGCTGATTTTGTCCAAGCTATTATATCTTCATGTGATAATTCGTTGAATGGAGTAAAATCAGTTATATTACTAGTGTCTAATGTTTGTGTTCCAATACTTCCAGCACTATACGAATTACCCTGTTCGTCTACTTGGTCGGATACACCATCTACTCTCCAATGTACATTATATACTACGTTTGATTCGTTGTTTTGTTCTGTGTGACAATCCACTGTTCTACAATTCCAGTTGTAAGTTGTCATAATTTTATTTTTAATTTTTTATTTGTTATAAATATATATCTACCTATTTAATCACATAAAATGCGAATGTTATTATTATTGGGATAGCGCTTGCTATAAAATCCCACCACTCTGGGTGGCCTTTCCCCCAATACCAATCGTGCAAAACCTCCTTTAGTCCAACGATAACTATTCCAGCTATTGTTCCAATTAAGAAGTAAATGTTAGTATTAAAAAGTATGTCGATAGCTACCCCTAGAATTTGTAAAGGGTAGCCTACAAACATTCCTAGTAATACGTGATCTTTTTTATCTTTTGGTATTGAGTCTATTATTTTCTTTATCATGTTTTTTTAGGGTAAAAATGCTGTTAAAGTTATTGTTTGAATATTGTTGTTGTTTGATGTGTCAACATTATCTACCGTAGCACTTACGAGTTCCATCTTATAAGTTACAGTTGAGCTACTACCACCAGATGCGAAAAATGGAGGGTATTGGTTAGTGGTAAAGGTAGAAGTAATATTTGGGGTTTGATAACCGGTGCTCCTATTCACACCTCCATAAGTAACTGTTGGTTTTCCACCAGTATAACTAACATAAGTCCAATTGTATGTAATATTTTGAGAAGTTGTGCTTTCATTGTTTACATCCACATGAGTTGTACCACTTGATAAGTATAGATCATTTACTGACCCACAATTACCCCAGCTAGGTGAATTACCACTAGTTAAGGCTGAATTTGTTTTAAAGTCTGTTGGTTCTGAAGTAATATTTGTAACGCACCAATCTGTTAAGTTTTGGTTGAAAACTGTTGCTCCATAAAACATTTCAATCATGTTAGTGACACTACTCACATCCCAATCTCCAATATCTTGGTTAAAGGTTATTGCATCTTCAAACATACTATTCATATTAGTCACACTACTCACATCCCAAGAACCTATATTTTGATTAAAATCATCTGCTTCCGTAAACATTCCATCCATATAAGTTACACTGCTCACATCCCAAGAACCAATATATTGGTTGAAATCTCTGGCCTTAAGGAACATGTTAGTCATATTAGTAACATTACCTACATCCCAAGAATTTAATGGTTGGTTGAAATTTGCGCAATCCTGAAGAATACCCTGCATATTACTAACACTACTTACATTCCAAGCATCAATATCTTGGTTAAAAGCAGTCTTCCTAAACATTTGATACATATCAACCACACCACTCACATCCCAAGAACTTATATCTTGATTGAAAAATGTTGCTGCTGAGAACATACTTCTCATATCAGTCACATTACTTACATCCCAACCATCAATGTCTTGGTTAAAATCTGATGCATTTTGAAACATTGAACTCATTTCAATAACATTACTCGTATCCCAAGAACCTATATCTTGATTAAAATCTCCTGCTCCCTTAAACATACCAAACATATCAGTAGCACTACCCACATCCCAACTAGTAATATTACCATTGAAATTATCTGCATCATTAAACATATATCTCATATCAGTGACATTACTCACATCCCAAGAATTTAAATTTTTATTAAAAGCTGTTGCACCAGCAAACATGTTCTCCATAGTAGTACCCCCACTAGTATCCCATCCACTAATATCAGCATTAAAAGTTGTTTTTGATAAAAAAGCATCACTAAAATCTGTTACTCTACTCACATCCCAGTTTGGCATAGTACCAAAAGGTGTTACGTCGTAAAGACCTGTAACAGGCTCTTGTGCTAAACAAGTAGCTACAACTGAAGCAAAGTTAGCATCTGTTATAAATAACCCCCCATAATTTCTAAACTCAAGTAAACTTGTAGCTGGGGGAGTATAGTAAGAAGGAGAGAATTGGTTACTAACTGAATCGTTTACACAGTCTTGTAAATCATCTGTAGTTGGATTTATTTCATCCACCACGTCTTGCAAACTAAATGTTGTTGTATTTGGTACTCCCATATTTTTCTAGTTTTTCTAACCTAGCTTCTAATTCAGCTATTTTAGCAATTAGTAAATCTATATAAGCAACAGACTTGAATCCTTGGTTGTTTTCTCTTACAAACTCAGGGTTGGTTTTTTCTAGCTCTTGCGCTATAACACCGTATCTCTTCTGTCCTTTTTCTGTTTTTAGTTCAAAAGTTTTCCAATCTACTTTAACTCTATTATCACATACTTGTTCAATATTTTCTTTTAATCTTTCATCAGAAGATAATATGAAGTTTGTAGCTGTAACGGTATTACTGAAAGTGGTTGCACCAGTTCCGCCCATCCACATCCTAGTAGCGTGGCCGCCTCCGTTACCTAATCTAATAGCAAATCCACTATGACCATTATCTCTTCCTTGAATCACTGTTGCTCCGTACTTTCTAAATGGATCCTCTGTACCTGAACTCGGGTTAGTTGTGTATATAAAAGTATGATTTGCTAAAGCGTTTGCTTGCCCTTCTGTAACATAGCTTCTAATACCTATATCCCTCCAGGTTTGATCATCGGTTGCTGATATTCTAATTCCATTGTTAGTACCAGATATTATGTCTAATTGCTGCGTAGGCAAGTTTGCTGTGTTTATACCAACATAGCCGCCATAAGGGTTTAGCACTATTGGTCTACCAGTTGTAGCTGCGTTATTAAGTCCTTGTATATACTGTTGACTATTTAAACCAGTAGCAAAATTAAGCTTACTGTCATAATTACTAGAAGACTTAACGCTAAGACCAGCTCTAGTTGAAACGTCACCTCTACTTACAGCGTAACTGGAAACATTTCTAAAAGAAGTAAGTCTAGCATCTGGGGTAGTTGTTCCGATACCTACGTTACCGTCGCCTTCTAAAGTCATAATAGTAGGTGCTTCAGCTACACCCGCCCAATTATAACCACCTGCTGTTTGCCCTCTTACTTTAAACTTTAATTTAGTTAATAAAGTAGTATCGTCTGTTCCCTCTGCTCCAATCCAAGCGTGTCTTCCGTGACCTGATCCATTAGCTTTACCTACTAATTCCAAAGCAGCTGCTCCTGTAATTACACCAGCAGTGCTTGAATTAGCGTTTATTTGAGAATATGCAAGTTGATCTGCCACTGAGCTTGAGAAGTTGGTTAATTGTTCGTCTGCAGATATTAATTGTAATTTTACTCCAGGACTATTAGTTCCTATACCAACGTTACCTGCACCTAAAACCGTTATTCTATCAGAACCTCCAGTTGATATAGCTAAATCGTTAGATGAATTAGCTCTTCTGAGCTGAGGGTTATTACCCGTAACACTTGATGTTCCTCCTAATTGTAAAGATCCATTATCAATTTGAGCTATTCCATTAACGTGAAGCGGTCTTGTAGGGTTTGCTTTATTAATACCAACCTCTTCATTACCGTTTATTGTTATAGCTACAGCGTTACTAGCATCCTGTATACCTGAGTTCCCAATGATTCCGTTTGGACCATCAGTAAATTTGGTTAATCTACTTGTTGTACCAGTCCCAGTAACTGTTCCACCTCCACCTGGTATATCACCACCTAATACCTTAACAACATTACCTGAAGCATCTGTACCTAATATGTAAGTTGGAGTACCTGTATTATTTGTGGAATCATAACTATCTAAAGTAAGTACACCCGCATTAGTTAAATTCATTACTCTTCCTTCTGTCCCTGCGTTCCACTCAAAAACTCCATTAGCAGAAGGTGGTATGTTCCACCCTATAGAATTTGCGTTAGGCTGTCCAATTCCTACGTCATTCATTACGCCTCCAAAATCATTGAATTTTATTCTAAAAAAGTTTTCTGAAGAAGGATCTCCATATACAGTTTTTCCAAAATGTAAAGGAGCACTAGGACTAGTCGTTCCTATACCTACGTTGCCAGGAATAATAACTTTACCGTCCTGAGTTATATTCATTCTCTCAGTAAGAACTCCTGTGCTATTAAAATTCGTTTTAAAAC